TTCTTATAGATGTGCGTTGCAGCGTTTAAGCCAAGTTTAAGTGCACTGAACCACATAATTATATTACGTTAGCTGTTTTTTTCTTTTCTGATAGCATTCTTTTAGTGCCTCTTACTGCAACCTTTTCAGGTTGAACAATATAATTGACAGCACCGTTAGAAACTGTAGCAGATCTAGGATCTTTTGCTAGTTTCGGCTCGGGAACGCTAACTACTTTTTGTTTTTTATAGTTCATCATAACTATTTGCTCCTTTTTTTGGTTTTTTCCACACCTTTTATAACACCTTTATTCTTAGATGCATAGAAAACAGTCTCGCCCTTCTTTTTTCCGTACTGTTTCTTCATAGATTTCATAATTTTTTTACCTTTTTCGTTTAATGGCATAATTAATCGTCTATCATCACCTTTGCTTGGTCAACTCCGCTCTTTGCAAGGCTAACTCCCGCTCTTAATTTTGCTAAATCTTCATTTTGCTCCATTTTATCCTCTGCAATGTCGCCTTGTTGCATTAATCTTGCCCTTGCAAGGTCAATTTGTGCTTCGTCGTTGTCTTTTTTACGTTCATTTTCCATCGCACGTAAGTCAACTTCTCTAGATTTTAGTTTTAGTAACGGATCAGAGTCAAATTGTGACGTAATTTTCTTCTCTTCTCTCATAAACTCTTCAGTCATCTCCGCAATCAACACAGCTTTTCTCGCTTCTACTTGGTTTGTAAGAGATTGTAGCTGTTGTTGCATCATTGGATCCATTACAGCTTGTTGTTGCATCATCATCATTTGTTGTAATTGTTCTCTAAACTCTAATTCTATCTGTTCTTGAGCCATTATTGATATGTGTTCTAGTATATTTTTTTGTATTGCAGCCATAATTGATGGATTATTTCTAACCATGTTAGTTGACATAAAATTTAAGTGTGCAGTTATGTGTGCTTGGTGGTCTTGACCTGGAAAAGCTTGGAATGGTTTACCTGCTAACGCATTTATGTGCTCCATGCTTGGGTCCATTGGTGCATTTGGTGCAGGTGGTGGTAAAACTGCGTCCACATTTTTAACACCTATTGCCTCGTACATGTTTCTGTACACTTGATACAAGTTGTGTATTTGTGGGTTTGACGTTGCAAGTTGCAACTGTGTTTGTGCAAGTGTAATTCTTTGAGACATAGAAAATATATTTGGATCTGCAACAGGTACAACATCTATTCTATCATCAAAGTCTGCTTGTTTAATATTTCTTTGTCCGCCAACAACATCGTATGGATATTCTGGTGGTAAATATTGTGACACTGCTTTTGCTAGTAATTTAAATTCATCTTTCATTGCTGCATAACATCTCTTATGTATTGCAGACATAACTCTTGAACCACGTTCTAACAATGCAATCGTTGTACCAACAGCTGCTTGTTGGTTAGAGTCTCCAACTTGCATGTCAGCTATTGCAGCGAATCTTTGTCCTGCTTGTACAACTATGCCTAATAAATTTAATAATGTTTGTGATGGCTCTTTGTATGGTAGTGGAAAGAAAGCTTCTCTTAAATTACCACCTGGAGCATCTACATCTTTGAACTCACCAGGTTGTATAGGAGCTGCTTCGTCTCTAACTCTAACACCTCTTTGTTTAAATCCTGCTGGTAAGTTTGACAATGTGCCCGCGTCTAATAATTGACGGAGAGCCGCCGTTGCCGTACGGCTCAATCCGCCAATCATGTGAATGAGTCCAAAGCCATAAAATCCAAGTCCTGGCAGAAATTTGAAATGGACAAAGTATTGGATCTTATTTTTCTTTAGATCATTGGGCGCATAGTTTCTCCGTATGGAGAGAACTAATCGGCTACCTTCTTCTACAGTTACTATGTAGGGTAATTTTACTCCTGTTGGTTCACCATCTTGACCAACTTCTTCAAAACCTTCTAAGTCTAAATTAACATGACATTCTAATAAAGTATAAACTGGATCTTGTTTGCCAACTTTTTTAGTGCCATCTAATTCTCGTTCTTTTTTTTCAACATCATTTTTTTCTACAGTTCCTGGTGGTGATAATTCTATGTCTCTGTAAAAACCGTTGACTTGTTGTTTTCGTAATTCGTTTTCTGACATTTTAACAACGTGTATGACAGACTCTGCATCATCTAAGCTTGTTGCAGTGTATGGTACAACTAATTCATCTGCAGGTACAAATTTTGATACGACTCTACCCATCGGCACATCGTAATAAACTTTTTTAAATGTAGAACCTGCAAGTGGTAAATGAAACAACATAGAGTCAAACTCTGCTTCGTATTCTTTCATCTCATCCATGATTAAATAATTCATGTAATCTTTGACACGTTGTGCCTGCATTTCTGTTTGTGGATTTTTAATTCCAATAACTTGTGTTCTTACTGGTCCTTCTGCAGGTAATAATTCTTTGTACGCTTGAGCTTGAAACTGTGTAACAGCTTCTGCCATTACTGGGTGTGTTGCACCACTAGCTCCTTGAAATGGTTCTGTTCTGTTTTCATATTTAAATCCTAACAAATCTAAACCTTGTGTATAAGATTGTTCCCAATCTTTTCTTGATGCTTTGTAGTCCATATAGTTTTGTACCATGTCGTTACCAACTGGTTCTAAAACATCATCAGGTAAAATATCTGCTAAGTTATCAAAATGATTTTCTGTTCCAGGTATGTTGATAGCACCTGGTTCAAAGTCTATTGTAACACCACCGTCTTCTTCTGGTGTAACTTCAACGGGACCTTTTTCTACAATTTCTTCTTGGACGTCGACCTGTTCCTCACCTGGTAAACTAACCTCAGTACGAGTGTTCGGGAGTCCTTTATCTATTTCTGCCATTTAATACTCCTAAGTTTTCTTAACACGTTTTAATAATGAAGGCAACCCATCCTTATCTTCATTCATGGATTTTAACATAGCACCTGATCTATCTCCTGCTAGTTTTGCAAGTCCTCCGCCTGCAGCTGCAAACTCACTAAAAGCAAAAGCTTCTCCTTCTCTTTGCAGTTTTTCTCTTTGTTCAGGTGTCATGGATCTTAGTTCATTTGTTCTTTTTTTAGTAAACTTACCAAGTTGATATACACCTTCTGCTACCAGTGATGCAATACCTAGTGGTGATGCTATTCTTGCAACTCTTGCTGCCATAGCAGGTGTTAAACCTAAATTAAAAAATCTTTGAGCAACGGGTCCAAACTTAGCTGATTGTTTTACAAGTTGTGGTGCAAAGGCAGCTTCTGCTGCAATGCTTGCTCTGTCAACAGCGGATGTTGGATCAACACCAAGTCCTAAATTTAGTGCTACAGCTCCTGCTGGTGTTGGTATAGTTTTAAAAGCTTCTCCTAAGACACCTGGACTAAAAAGAGGATTTGCATATAACGCAAAACTTTCTTTAGATGCAGGGTTAGAAATTGCTTTTTTAACCTTACCTAAAATATCAGGTGCAAATCTTTTAGTATAATTTAAAACAGTTTCTCTACTTTTTTTATCTTGTAAAATTTCTTTAAAGTCTGCGGGTCTGAAGCCTCTTTTAATTTCAGCATCAACAGCTTTACTAACAATAGGAGATAAAATTTTTATTCTTTCTTGTTTAGGTAATTTATCTAATTCTTTTAAATTTATATTTTTAGATGATAAAAAAAATTTTTTATTTAAACCTTCAAAAGAGGGTTCTAAAGTTTTAGGATCAATTGTAATTCCAAAAATTCTACCGCTTGTTTTTTTAACCTGTTCTTTAACTTGATTGTTTATATCTAATAGTTCTTTTTCTAGTTTTTCGTTTAAACCAGAGTTTTCTATTTTTTTCATCACATTAAATTGTTTTTTATAAATAGGTTCTAATGCATTTTCGGCTGGTTTTATTATTGCTTGATTTATTAATCTAGAATCCATTCCAGTTAATTGTGTGTCAAAAACAAGACCTAATCTATTCATGTGAGCTTTTGAAACTCTGTGAGCAAAATCTATTTTACCTGATAAATTTTTTTCAGCTAACAAAGGTGTTTTAGTTTTTATAATAGTGTCCTCTGCTTTAGGACCAGAAATTTTTTTTAATAATTTTTTTCTTTGTGCTATAACTTCTGCACCAGCTCCACCTTTAGGATATTTTAGACCCTCTTTATTTACATAGAAACTAACCATTCTTTCAAATTGTCTTTCACTAATTGGATATCGTTTAGCAAAATTTTTAGCTTGATATTTTTCAGGCATAGTTTTACCTGGAACATAAGTATATTTTAATCTTAGTTCATTTAAAAATTTTTCTTTCATTTTTGGATTTGGAAAAGTTACATCTTCTATAACTCCAGCATTACCTTTTTGTTTGATACTAATTCTTTTTTTCATTTCTTCTTTCGTAGGTAATGTTCCAATAGTTTCTTGCTTACCTTTTCGAACCTTCATTTGTTTATAACGATCTAAATTTTTATATTTTTTCCCTGTTCTGTCTTCATACTCTTTTATGTTTGATTTCATTTTTGCTGTTAGTTTTACTGGCTTGCCCGTACTTTGTCTTTTTTTAAGTATTTTTTTTAACTCTTCTTTAGAGCCCCGATAATTTTTTCTGTTAGACTTACTGCCGCCTATAGTTGTTCTTATGTGATATAAATTACCTTCGTTAAATAATTTAACTAATCTTGGACTTTTTCTGACTGCTTCAGTTAGTTGTTGCACTTTCGTAATTGATCCATCACCAAAAGGTATTCGTCCACCATCAGCTCGTGGATTACGTTTCACAAACTCATTAATAGCTTGTATATCCTCTACGTCTTTTTTGACTGGTGGTTGTTTAATCTCATCTGCTGTTTGTAATTGTGGTAAACTTTTTTTCTCAAAGATTTCTTTCAGTCTATTTTTTACTGGTCTAATAAGATACTGATTGACCACTTTTATTTCTTTAGGGCCAAGTTTCATTATTCTCCTAACATCATTGCAATACCGCCCGATGCTTTTTTATCTCTTGCAACTTCTTCTAATATTTCTTGCTCAACATCAAACTTATCTTTAATTTCTTTTGATATATCTTCAGCGTCGATACCATCCTCAACTATAGGATCATTAAATTCATCTTTTTGTATTCTAGAATTATACTCAGTGTATTCTTCATATTGGTCAGCAGGTGTACCTTTTGTTGTTTCATCAGCTTGAGCCCTTCCTGGCGTGTATTCCATAGTCTGAACTTCGGTAACCATCTCATCATTTTCTTTACCAATTTTTTTGATTTGCATCTCACCTGTGCCAACATCTTCTGTTAACATTAATTCTGACTTACCGTCTTTACCCTTCATAGAGTACACATTTACTCTTTCTTGAGGACCCTTAAATTGTCTTCCTAGTAATTTAATTTGTTCTGCTAATTTTAAAAAATATGGTGGCACAGTTTTTGCTGCTTCAACCGCTTTTTCTGCTACAGGTGCTGCAACCTCTGCACCTTTAAAAAATTTACCAAGAAAAGGTAGAGCTGTAATACCACCCACCATTTTCATAAACGTTCTTCTGTCCATACCTTTTTTAAAACCAATACGTCCACCGTCTGCCATATCTTCTGGATCTACATTTACATTTCTTTCAAAGATATGGTCTTCTGTGTCTTGTAATATTTTTTTAGCATCTTCTT